CTCTTGAGAACAGAAAAGGTGGCATGTATGTGAGGGATGACTTTATGTTAGCCTCCGTTGATATAGTCCAAGACCCTTCTGCTCCGTCAGCTTTTGTTAACGGAGTCATGGAAGGAGTTGACTGGGTATGGAATAATGGTATCTTAGAAGCTCAAGAAATTGAAAAAATTGAGACTGAAATAAAACGTGCTTCAACAATTGGTTTACCAGATGTTGAGATGAGGGCGTTTAAAAATTTCCTCTCTAAACTTTAAACTCACTTTGGGAGACAAAAATGTCAAACGAAAACTTAAGTGATACAATCACTAACGTAGTCGAAGGCGTTTCTGATGAAGCAGAAGCTCAAGATGAAACTTTGGAAGTAGCTGTAGAAGCTAACGAAGAAGGAGTAGTTGCAGAGCAATCAACTGAGTCTGACGAAGTTTCTGAAGAGATTTCTGAAGAGGAAGTTGAAGAAGTTGCCGAAGCTAAGGTTAAGAAAGAAGAAGATGAAGAAGAGGAAGAGGTTGAAGAATCTTCTCCTCCAGCTCCATCTGTTCCAAAAACTAAAGCTGGAGTAATTAATGCCGCAGTCGAAATGCTGAAAAAGGCTAAAAAGCACGAAGCGCAACAGTTGTTCGCAAAGATGATTTCTAATATCGAATCAACAGACGATGGATCAGTACATAAAGCTATTGATGCACAGAAGAAGAAGGAAAAGGATAAAACCGTTAAAGCCAAATCTTCTGAAGCTGATAGCAATCCTGATAAAATCGTTAAATCACCAGTAGAATCTGCTGAGTGGGAAGATGATTTAGATATTATTGTAGCTAGCGAAGCTACATTATCTGATGGATTCCGTGAGAAGGCTGGAGCTATTTTCGAAGCTGCCTACACATCAAAAGTAGGTGCTGAGATAGATAGACTAGAGTCTGAATATGCGCAAAATCTTGAAACAGAAGTAACTGACGTTCAAAACGAAATCGTAGAAAAGGTAGATTCTTATCTTAACTACGTAATTGAGAATTGGATGAAAGAGAACGAAGTAGCTGTACAGCAAGGTCTTAGGACTGAAATAGCTGAAGAGTTCATGAGTTCATTACAATCTGTGTTCAAGGAACACTATATTGAAGTTCCAGAAGGTAAAGCTGACCTGATCGACGATCTCGCTGATCAAGTTTCTGAACTGGAAGAACAACTCAATAAATCCACAGAAGATAATATACGATTAAACGACAAAGCTCAATCTTTTGAAAGAGCAGACATCGTTCGTAGACAATCTTCAGGCTTAGCAGATACAGAAGCTGAGAAACTCGCTGGTTTAGTTGAAGATATAGATTTTGAAGACGAAGAAACTTTCGAAATGAAAGTTAAGACCGTCAAAGAGTCTTATTTTAAAACCGAGCCTGAGGGATCAACTGATGAATCTGATGCACTAGTTGGGAAAGATAGCGGAGCTGATTCAGTTCCAGTATCTGACACAATGTCTGCATACACTCAAGCCATTAGTAAACACAATCAATAACATTTAAACCTTATGGGGGAATTAACAAATGTTTAACGCAGACCAAAACTTAATCGAAAAATGGTCACCTGTCCTAGAGCATGAAGATGCTCCAGCGATCGATGACAAATATCGAAAAGCGGTTACTGCACGTCTTCTTGAAAACCAAGAAGTAGCCCTAAGGGAAGAAAGACAACAAAGATCTTTTGGAGATATATCTGAGGCAGCGGCTAACGTCACTGGTTCTGGTGTCGACAATTTCGATCCAGTCTTAATTTCTTTAGTTAGGCGTGCAATGCCTAATTTGATTGCATATGATATAGCTGGAGTCCAACCAATGTCTGGACCAACTGGCCTTATCTTCGCAATGAAATCTCGTTACACAACCCAAGGCGGAACTGAAGCGTTATTTGATGAAGCTGATACTGACTTTTCAGGTACTGGTACTCACCAAGCTGATCCAACTGGATTAGTAGGTGTTACTGATGCCGACACCGATGGTTCCATTGCCGATACTGCTGATACTGTTAGCACATTTGGTACTGGTTTACCAACAGCTACTGCGGAAGCCCGTGGTACTTCAGGTGGAGTTGGTGCTGCATTCGCTGAAATGGCTTTCTCAATCGAGAAATCAACCGTTACAGCTAAATCAAGAGCGCTGAAAGCTGAGTATACTATGGAATTAGCACAAGATCTGAAAGCTATCCATGGCCTCGACGCTGAAGGTGAATTGGCTAATATTCTATCTGCTGAAATCCTTGCGGAAATCAATAGAGAAGTTGTTAGAACAATTCTAACGAAGGCAAAAATTGGTGCGCTTCAATCTAGCACAGCAGTTTCTGGTATCTTTGATGTCGGAACTGACTCTGATGGTAGATGGATGGCAGAGAAATTCAAAGGCCTAGTTATGCAACTCGAAAGAGAAGCTAACGTAATTGCTAAAGAAACTCGTAGAGGAAAAGGTAACTTTGTACTTTGTTCTTCTGACGTAGCTTCAGCTTTAGCAGCTTCAGGTGTAATGGATTACTCTCCTGCACTTTCAACTGGACTATCTGTTGATGACACTGGCAATACTTTTGCTGGAGTTCTTAACGGACGCTTAAAAGTCTACATAGATCCTTATTCAACTGGCGATTTCGCATGTGTTGGGTATCGCGGATCTAATCCTTATGACGCTGGTATGTTCTACTGCCCGTACGTTCCTTTGACTATGGTCAAAGCGATCGGCGAGAGTGACTTCCAACCTCGTATTGGGTTCAAAACAAGATATGGTATGGTTACCAATCCTTTCGTCGCTGTTGACGGAACTGGTACTGATAGGGCTAACCCTTATTTCCGTATTTTCAGAGTTGACGACATTATGGTCTAACCGTAATCTATTCGATTCAAACTAAAAGAGGATCTTCGGATCCTCTTTTTTTTGGCGTATAAATATAAATGTCAATTTTGACTTAACACACATACACACAGGAGAATATCATGGCAGATAACAAATCTGGGTTCGAAATCAGAGCCGATTTACTAAATCAAGCACAAGGTCTTTTGGAAGGAAACTTGCAAAGAGAATGTGACGCGATTTATATGCACAACGATAACTTTCCTAACGATAAAAAAACTTTACCGTTAAGAGAGATTGTTGGCGAAGATATTATTCAAGTTGCTAGACAACTGAATGAATTCGTAAACGAAAAATAAGTAAAGGAAAGAGGATCTTCGGATCCTCTTTTTTTTGGCGTATAAATAGTATTATGACCAAATTAACAAATCAGATGCATTTACAAAATGACTTTGATTCTTTCTGTACTAGAATGTGGTTAGACAACGAAGATGAAAATCTTAGTTTACCTGCAGCAGGAAATAGACTAACTAGAGATGAATATGTAGATAGATGGCATGATTGGTTATTAGAAAAATGGCAAAATAGAACTTATGGCCCTAACGACGAATAAAAATTTCTTAAGCCCTATAGGGTTTACACTCAAGATTGATTCCAATATGGCTAATACTGAGTACTTTTGTACTGCAGCTAACCTTCCTGGAATTAGTTTATCTTCTATAGATACTCCTTATAAAGGAGTTAACCTTGGTATGACAGGGGATAGATTAACCTTTGAGGACTTAAGTGTAACTTTTAATATTACAGAAAACCTAGAAAATTATATTGAGATTTACAATTGGATGGTAAATGTAATACAGGCTAAAGATGCTGAAGGATACAAATATGATGCAAGATTATTGATCTTAACATCTCATAATAATGTGGCAAAAGAAATATCATTTCAAGAAATATTCCCTACTTCATTATCCTCTATAGAATTTAATGCTCAATCTGGATCCCTAGAATACGTACAAGCAACAGTAACATTTAAATATACCTTATTCGAATTTAGTTAAAAAACGGTTTACTTTTAGCTAAAAGTGTGGTATAATATACATTATGAATATCGAATCTATCTTAGAGATGTGGAAAAAAGACTCTGTTATTGATGAGATGCAACTTGATGAAGCATCCAGAGATTCCGCAAAACTCCATTCCAAATACCTAGAATTACACAGCATATCTAGACTAAAGCTGAAGAAGCTAGAACTAGAGTTTAAACCCCTGCTTAGAGATAAGTTTTTACACTATGGTGGTAAATTATCTCAAGTAGAATTAGATCAAAAAGGATGGGAATATGATCCATTAAATGGATTAACAGTATTAAAGGGAGATCTAGATAAATGGTATGATGCTGATCCTCTTATTCAAGAACAACAAGCTAAGATAGCTCACCAACAAGAATTAGTTGATGTCCTAAAAGAGATATTAGACAATATTAAATGGCGACATCAGAATATCAAAAATATGATTGAATGGAGAAAATTTACTAGTGGCATATAGAATATATGAACATAAATTTGAATGGAGAGGTAATTTTGGTTACGCTCGCGCGTGCATAGAAGAAGCATTAGAGCAAATCGATTATCCAGATGATCTCAATATATTTAACCATACGGATTTAACTCAGATGGATTATTCTAATGCATTATTTGTTAAACCTACAGCTCCTACCTCAAAACATTTTGCAATTGATACTATTGGATATGCTAATAGTTCTTTATTGGCATTTGAAGAACCATATGAACCTGATATATTATATAGTCATTTAAATCCTTATTTTAATATGGACTGGAATAAAATAGAAGAACTTATTAATAATAGGTCAAATAAATGGGATGATTCTATTATATTAAAATGGAGAAAAGCCAAGTCTGTACCAAAAGATCATATATTAGTTATTGGTCAAATGCCAGATGATGAAACAGTAAAAGGATTTGGCCTAGGTGGACATTTAGAAAAACTTAAATTGATAGTAGAAAGATTATCTAAACAAGTAATAGAATATAAGATAGTGGTAAAAGTTCATCCTAAATTTGACCTTAATAAAAATTTAAAGAGTGTATGGGAATCCCGTGGTGTAGATGTAAGAGAAGGATTTGAATCAATACATGATTTTCTCCCGCGTACGCGCGTTGCTATAATAGATAATAGTACTGCAGGAATAGAATGCTTAATGCACCAAGTACCTATTATATCATATGGTTGGCCAGAATATCATTGGGTAACTAAAAAACTACAAACATTAACTCAGTTGCCTGGATTATGTAAAGATATAAGTTGGCATAATAAAGATAAAGCTAATCAATTTATATATTGGTATATAAATGATTATCTATGCTATGATGTTAAAAGCACAGTGAATAGATTGAATGGAATCTTTAATAGTTAAAAAAATTAACGAAACTTTCCTAGAAATAGAATGCGAACCCTCAACAGAAAGAGAGCTCGCAGAACATTTTTGTTTCTATGTACCAGGATATAAGTTTATGCCTGCATATAGAAATAGAATGTGGGATGGAAAAATAAGGTTATTCAATCATAGAAATAAGACTTTATACTGTGGATTATATAATTATCTTGAAGAATTTGCTGAAGAAAGAGAGTATTCTATTGTAAATGATGGCCCAATTATCCAAGAATATAATGAAAAACTATTAGAAGAAACACTAAAAGAATGCATTTTAACGGTGAATAAGGGGATGATAACACCAAGGGCCTACCAATTAGAAGCGCTTAGGCACGCGCTACGGAGCTCAAAATCGTTACTTTTATCACCTACTGCGTCCGGCAAGAGTTTAATCATCTATTTAGCTATAAGACACTTCCTAAAATATAACAAAGAAAAGGTACTAATTATTGTACCTACTACATCATTAGTTGAACAAATGTACTATGATTTTGAAGATTATTCTTCGAAGGATACTAACTTTGAACCTCGTTTTGATTGCCATAGGGTTTATGCAGGTAAAGAAAAATTTAATGTAGAACCTAGAGTGATAATAAGTACTTGGCAATCTGTTCATAAATTACCAAAAGGATGGTTCGATGGATATGGTATGATCATAGGAGATGAAGCACATAACTTTAAGGCTAAATCACTTACTACTATAATGGAAAAATGTGTCAATGCAAAATATAGAATAGGTACTACCGGTACATTAGATGGAACACAAACCCACCAATTAGTTCTAGAAGGATTATTTGGTCCAGTATATAAAGTAACTACTTCGAAAGAGCTTATGGATTCCGGTGATCTAGCTCAGATGGATATAGATGTTATACTTCTTAAATATAAAGATGAGTATTGTAAAGTTATATCAAAGCTTAAATATCAAGATGAATTAGATTTTATAGTTGGCTACGCGCCCCGCAATAATTTTATAGCTAATTTAGCGATTGATCAGAAAGGTAATACATTAATATTATTTAATTATGTAGAGAAACATGGTAAACCCCTTCACGATTTATTAAAAACTAAAGTAGATAAAAAGAGAAAACTATTTTATGTATCAGGCGAAACCCATGTAGATACTAGAGAGAAAATAAGATCTATTACTGAAAAAGAGAATAATGCTATTATTGTTGCCTCGTTAGGCACATTCTCAACTGGTATAAATATAAAGAGACTAAACAATCTTATCTTTGCCTCCCCTTCTAAATCACAGATAAGAGTACTTCAATCAATTGGTAGAGGACTTCGTGTGAGTCCAGATGGCATAAATACAAAAGTATATGATATAGCAGATGACCTTCATTGGAAGACTAAGAAGAATTATACGCTCAATCATGCAGCGGAAAGAATCAAAATATATTCAAAAGAAAAGTTTAAATACGGGATTTTTGAGATAAATATATAGGTATGGAAGAAAAAATAAATATACGACAATTTAAGCTAATGAATGGCGAAGAGATCATTGCGTTAGTTACACAAAAAGAACCTGATTCTTATATTGTAGAAAGGCCTTTTGTAATTAGATCTAATATCATCGGAGGGTTTGCTTTCCTTCCTTGGTTCCCCTTTTCAGGGCAGAAGATTTTTAAGATCGAAAATAATCATATTCTACATCATGTTGAAATTGACGAAGAACTTAAGATGGAATATATAAGACTAGCATCACATCATATGAAACCTAAGCTAGTACCACACAATAGAATACCTGAAGACTTAATGCAGGAAATAGATGAAAGCATTGAAGAAATGATGGATGAAACTGAAAGAACTTATGAGGATAATGTTATACCCTTCCCAGACCCGAAAGATACTATTCACTAGTCTCTCTTTCCCTGGGGTGCTCTAATATTATACCACAAAAAACGTGATTTGTAAACCTTTTTTTGCAAATTATTAAAAAAAGATTAGTTTACTTTTACCAAAAACTATGGTATAATAGACTATATAATTATGGAGATAAATTATGGCTACTGATGCGAAGAAGAAGGCCCATTATATTAACAATAAAGAATTTTCACACGCTGTAGTTGATTATGTCACCTCAGCTAATGAAGCAAAGGAAAAGAATAAGCCCGTTCCTAAGGTAACAGATTATATTGCCACATGCTTTATAAAAATCGCAGAAGGATTGAGCCATCGGCCAAACTTTGTAAGATATACATATAGAGAAGAAATGGTGATGGATGGAGTAGAAAACTGCTTACGAGCTATTAACAATTATAAGATTGAAACAGCTACACGTACAGGTAAACCCAATGCATTCTCTTACTTTACTCAAATTGTTTACTTTGCCTTTATCAGAAGGATAACTAAGGAAAAGAAACAGCAAGATATTAAGATGAGATTCATTGAAAGAATGGGCATCGAGGATTTTACTGCTATGGGTATGGATGAGTCAGGAGCAGCAGAAACTATGGCTTATGTTGATACTCTTAGAGAAAGAATATCTAAGGTAAGAACTGTTGATAAAAAGATTAAGACCTTTGCTCAACAAGAAAAGAAAAAAGAAAAAGAAAGATTAGAACTCTTTATGGGATAATATGAAAATAGCTATATTAAATGATACCCATTGTGGTACTAGGAATTCATCCGATATATTTTTAAAATATCAAGAACGATTTTATAAAGAAATATTCTTTCCTTACCTAGAAGAACATAACATTAAACATATACTCCATCTAGGAGATTATTATGAACATAGGAAGTTCGTTAATTTTAAAGCGCTTAATCAAAACCGTAAGGTCTTTCTTGAGCCCATTCGGGACCGTGGTATTACTATGGATATTATACCTGGCAACCACGATGTATATTTTAAAAATACTAACGAGCTTTGTTCTCTTAAAGAACTCTTAGGATACTTTACTTCTAACGTTAATATTATAATGAAACCAACAGTGTTGGAGTATGATGGATTAAATATAGCAATGCTCCCTTGGATTAATAATAATAACCATGATGAGTATCTTAATTGGACAAATAATGTTAAAGCAGATATTCTCTGCGCACACTTAGAATTAAAAGGATTCGATGTACAACCAGGTATATCAAATCCACATGGAATGAATGCAGATACCTTCAAAAGATTTGAAGCAGTTTACTCAGGTCATTTCCATACAAAATCTAGTAAAGAAAATGTACATATGCTCGGAGCTCAAATGGAGTTTACCTGGGCTGATGTGGATGATCCAAAATATTTTCACATATTAGATACACGTACGCGCGAGATCACGCCCGTGCGCAACCCAATCACCATATTCAAAAAGTTTGTTTATGATGATGAAAAAGAAAATTACAACAATATAAATATAAAAGAGTTCGAAAGAAAGTTTATAAAGCTCATTGTACTAAACAAAAACGATCTTTATATGTTTGATCGATTGATGGATCGATTACAAAACGTAGAAACTTACGAACTCAAGATAGCCGAAAGCTTTGAAGAGTTTATCGGTGATAGTATAAAGGATGATAAAGTGTCACTAGAGGATACTACTGAACTTTTAGACTCATATGTCGAAGCAGTAGAAACAGATCTAGATAAAAAACGCATAAAAGTGAAATTAAGAGAGCTATATACTGAAGCTCAAAATCTCGAGGTAGTATGATTCAATTTAAATCATGTAGGTGGAAAAACTTTCTTTCCACCGGAAACGAATTCATTGATATTCAATTAGATAAAAACCCCACAACAATTATTAGAGGACCAAACGGTTCTGGTAAATCCACGCTGCTTGATGCTCTTTCTTTTGGACTCTTTGGAAAACCCCATAGAGATATTAATAAACCCCAACTAATCAATTCCATTAATAGGAAGAGATGTATTGTAGAAGTAGAATTTGAAGTAGGAGGTCAACATTTTAAAGTACTTAGAGGAATTACGCCATTCAAGTTTGAGATATATCAAAATGGCACACTTATCAATCAATCATCACATGCAAGAGATTATCAGAAATTTCTGGAGCAGAATATACTTAAGCTCAATCATAAATCCTTTCACCAGGTTGTCGTCCTTGGAAGTTCTTCTTTTATTCCTTTTATGCAGCTTCCTGCTTGGTCGCGTAGAGGAGTTATTGAGGATCTTCTCGACATAAAGATCTTTTCTAAGATGAACCAACTCTTAAAAGAGCGCAATGCTAATATAAGAGATCAATTGGTGGATATAAACCATAGACTTGATCTTATTAAAACTAAAACCCAAGGACAATTAAAATATATAAAAGATCTAAGAGGTATTAATAAGGATCAAATTTCTCAGAAAAGGGATTCTATTAAAATTCATAAAGATAAGATCAATAAGCTATTTGACGAATCTAAAAAATTAGGAAAGAATCTTACTGCTTCTATGAAGTCAGAAGAGAATGCTTACTCTAAACAACTTGATCAGGTAGCAAATATAAAATCTCATAATCTTCAATTGAATAGCCAAATAAAAAATCTTGTAAAAGAATCTAGGTTTTATGAAGAGAATGATCATTGTCCAACATGTGATCAAGATATTACAGAAGAGAAAAAGACTAGTAAGATTAGTTATATTAAAACAACTGCAAAAGATGTACAAGAAGAGAAAGAAGATCTTCAACGTAAACTATCTGTCTTATCTAGTACTACCTCTCAAATCACAAAGAGTTTAGATAAGCTTAGGGATAAACAAAAT